TAAACTTATAAACTAAGTAAAACTAAAATTTTCAATGGGAGAAAATGCGGGAAAATGGCTTCACGCATCGAGACAAGCTCGATGTTTCATAAGGATCCACCAAAATCCCGCACAAAGAGTACGCTCACTCTTTAATTTCAGACAACCAATTTTCAGTACTTAATATGAATTAGTGCTCTGTTCGGTGTCATTTTCTTTCCTGAACTCCCGGCGTATCTAATTGCCAGGCTCGGTGATGTTTGGAAATCACCCCTGAGGAACAGGACATAGACCATTCTTTCACTAATCCTTTCATATCAAGATCTAGACTTACTGATGGTCGGCGCTAATCTCGTCTCAAATCGTCATTAAAATTCAAGTTCGAAAAGCTAATAACTAACTTAAACTTATTCTACAATATAGGTAAATTTAATCTGCGTAATAGTTATTTATATGCGAACGTTCGAAATCCTCCCAGTAGATACTGAAAGGTTCTTTTCCAACTTCGCGCATCCAGCCGTTAAATTGGTTACGCACGGCATTGTAAACTTCACGACCATGTCCATGCAAAACACGGAATGCGTCGTGAACATTTGACAAGAATTGTTGTTCTGGATGCTCCTTAGCTCTAACCCAATAAAACATATCATATATAACACTAATATCTAATTTCCTGTCGATACGACCAGGAGAAATGGGGTTAAAGGTTGATTTTAGAAACTGTGACTCCATAATGTTCTTATAAGGAGCAATTTCTTTGCCTTTTGCGGCATCAGTTACGGGATATCCGTGCAGTTCGTAAGCACGGGCGATGGTTTGTCCGTTAAACCAATCAATGATGCGGCTAGATATTGAAGCCTGAACATCATCTCCGTAAAAGATTGAATGACAGTTTGCCATAAAACTACTAATATTCATTAAATTTATATGTCCAAAAGAACGTGCAATAAAGAGATAATAATAGTAAAATAAAATAAGATGTGCAAGTGTATTAGTTTCAGCGGTCCCTGGAAAACCAGATATCAAACCGCGTAATTTGTGATAAAGCATATCTTCGAATTGTACATGGCCAAAAATTACTTCAGTGACTATTGAATAGATAACTTTAGCAGTTTTTGATTGAGGATGTATGCCAAGCATAACGACTATTGCATCAGCAGCAGCCATCATAAGATCAATAGGCATATGTCCATCCCAGTTGGAAACATCAAAATCTACTACATGCGGGAAAACATTAAGGTAATTGAATAAACGTCCCCAATCAGGACCTTCCGGATTCATTCCGGGTGCAAATGGAAAATTGCCTTTTGCCGCACGGTGAAGTGAAGCAAACAAATCACAAGTAACTCTACGCCATGCTAAGATGATATCAAGTGACATGCATGTAACAGATCGGGTTTTTGGGGGGGTTCCAGCAACTGGATCGCCTAAAGCTTTAGCTTCAGGACGAAGTTCGTCTTTTGGAAAATCATAACTAGTATGAGGTGGAATAACTCCTTTTTGTAAACTTTCAAAGAATTTTTCAAATTTTGGTGGATATTCTGGATCAATAATTTCGGTGTTGCCTTCTTCATTAATCTGAATCATAGATTGCTTTCCAGGGAGTTTTGCAGGGTATTTATCCCAAATATAAGGGATTCCGGGAGAAGCACGACAATCAACAGGATTTGACCCTTCTTCACGTACTCCAGTAACGCATTCTTCAAAACTTAAATCAGTTCTAAATTTCTTCTTATCCAATCTATCCTTA